AATGCCGCACATTCTGGACATAAGCGTTGGATTGGAGACTTTGATACTTGGATTGGGCTTGTTACAACAGAACCAAAACCAACTTTACAAGAAATGAAGTCTATGAAGGAGTTTTGATATGAAGAAATACAATTTCATATCAGGATTACCCAGAGCAGGTTCTACACTTTTAAGCAGTATACTCAATCAAAATCCACACTTTTCTGCGGGTATTAGTGATTGTTTACATTCTTACACACATTCAATCATACAAGATACTGACCAATCTGTAGGTATTGGTACACTTATTCCTATTGAGAAACGAAAGGAAATTATTAGAGGTATATTTGATTCATACTATTCAGATAAAAATGAAGTATGTTTCAATACTAATAGAGCGTGGACAGCAGATACGTACCTACTCAAAAGTTTATTTCCAGATTTTAGAATGATTGTTATGATACGCAATATTGAGTGGATATTAAACTCATTTGAACACTTACATCAGAAGAACCCATATACTATTAAGCCACTATATCACCATAAAGATTTACCTAATTCCATGACAAGATGTGCTATGCTTATGGGTGAATTAGGTGATGCGGGCTATGTTAAAGGTCCACTTGATTGTGTTATGTCAAGTGTTAATTCAGCAGAAGCACCGCAGATTGTATATGTTACTTACGGTAGTTTGGTTAAACAGCCAGAAAAAACTATGAGGTCAATATATGATTTTATTGGTGAAGAATATTTCGAACATGATTTTAAAAATGTGGATTGTCAATATGATGATTTTGACAATCAAGCTAAAATAGATGGGCTACACACAGTTAGAAAAGAAGTATCGTATAAAGAGCAAAAGGTTATTATACCAGATAATCTATTCGAACATTACAGTCAATTTAACGTGCTAAATAATATTGATACAAATTTAATTAACTTGATAAACTATAGGTAATATAATGAGTTTGAATACTTACATAATTGAAGGTGGTCTTGGTAAGCATATTATGTTTACAGCATTGATTGACCAATTGGTTGAGAAAACGGGAGAACCAATTCAAATATACACACCATACGTACAGGTATTTGCGGGTAATCCAAAAGTTAAAATGGCATTTGATTCAGTATCAATTCCTCTTGATGATCCAAGAATATTGGAATCAGATGAAATTATTTATTGTGAACCCTATAAATCAAATTTTGTAAAGGGTGATGAACACTTGCTTGAATCATACTGTAATCAGTTAGGTATTGAATATAATACCAAAGTTAAACCGGAAATCTTTACTGATTTTGCCAAAGAAGATGCTAAGAAGTGGTTAGAACAGTTTAATATTACTGGTAAGTTTATAATGATACAAATGACAGGCGGTCAATCACCGGTTGTTAGTGATCTTAATGGTGAATATGTTTCAAGTAATGCAGGAAGAAACTATCCACCATATTTTACAAATGGTCTATGTGAAATGATCAAGCAGAAGTACCCAGATTATACAATAATCGATTGTACATTATCAAACGAACCTGCTTATCCATTTGCTATTAAATGTGATGCACCTTGGCAAGTTGTTAATGAACTACTGAAAATGAGTGAAGGTTTCATTGCTATTGATAGTTGCTTGCAACATATGGGTGCGGCTGAAGCAGTTCCGGGAGTTGTTGTATGGGGCAATACACGTTGGAATCAATTTGGTTGGGAACAGAATAAAAACGTATCGTTTAATATGAAGGAAATTAATGATAGAATTAAAATAGACATTAATGATCCTCGTAATATAATGGTAGGTCCTGAATTTCTATTTAACGTATATGAAATTATGAAACGTGATAAAAATGAATTTGAAACGGTGGAGTGCGCCCATTTATGAAACTTGAAATACCCGTAAGTATTGGCGAGTTGTGGGATAAAATAACTATTCTTGAGATAAAAAAGAATAATGCTAAGGGTGAAAAACTATTTAACATTATGAAAGAATATAATGAGTTGATTAGAATAGCACCGGAGATTAAAGAAGAGTATTTGTTTGAGTTGAGATATGTGAATTCTCGGCTATGGGATATTGAAGATGCTATAAGAGAAAAAGAACATAATGATGAATTTGATAGTGAATTCATAGCACTAGCACGAAATGTTTATAAAACTAATGACTTGAGATTTGAAATTAAGAAGAAAATTAATATTGAAAGTGGTTCGTATATGATTGAAGAAAAATTACATAAATATAAATAAACCGAGTTAAACACCATAGGCGAATAGAAAAATGGCAATTTTTAATTTTCCATCAGCACCAAATGATTTAGATGAATATACGTTAAATAGTGTCACATATGTATATAACGCAACTAAAACTCGTTGGGAACCAAAAGATATTACTAATTCTCTGCTTGATCATATAGCATTTGATACAACAGCAGGATACAGTGTCGGTGAAGGTGAATTAGCATGGAACGCTGATGAAGGTACTGTAGATATTGGGATACTAAATGGCTCTGTCCTTCAAGTTGGACAGGAGGTTGTTTATCTGGTTAAGAATCAGACAGGCTCTACCATACCAAATGGAACTCCTGTCATGGCTACCGGTACACTTGGTGCTAGTGGTAGGATTACAGTTGCGCCAATGGTTTCCGATGGATCTGTTGAGCCAAGATTTTTCTTAGGTGTTACAACCAACGAAATATTAGATGGTGAAGATGGTTATGTAACACATCTTGGTAAAGTAAGAGGTGTTGATTTAACTGCTTTTGCAAATGGCGATGTTTTGTGGCTAGATCCTACAGTTGTGGGTGGTTTAACATCGACAGAACCAACAACAGCAGGTGCTTTGAAAATAGCCGTAGCTTTTGTTATTTATGATGGCAATGGCAATGCTTCGCAAGGCGTAATGCAAGTGCGATTCACAGATGGTACACATCTGCATGAAGCACATGATGTTTCAATTACAGCACCATCCAACGGGGATGTTCTAAGTTATGATTCGGTTTCTGGTTTGTGGATTAATTCAACTGAAACCGATCCTATCTTTAGTGCATCCGCTGCATTTGGTATCACAGAAACACAGGTGACTAACTGGGACACAGCATTTGCTTGGGGAGATCATGGTGAAGCAGGATATTTAACTGCTGAAACTGATACACTTGGCTCTGTAACTACTAGAGGTGCAGTGACTACAAATAGTATAGAAACTTCCGGGTTTGTAACAACCGGCGGTACTTCAAGTGATTTTGTGAAAGGTGATGGGTCTTTAGATAGCACAACTTACCTAAATTCCTATACAGAAACACAGACTCTACAGGATGTCACAGACCTTGGTGCTACAACAACTGCTGATGTCACTGTAGGTACATTACATAGTGATGTCTATACCTATAAAACCGACCACCCATTATTAAGCAAGCCTTCTTATGCAGAGGGTAAAGTATTTTACGATCCAGAATACAAAACTCTAACGCTGTATAATGAAGAGCCAGATATGGCTCTTCAATTAGGACAAGAGTTCGTTGTCAGAGTTTATAATAGCACCGGGTCGACTATTCCCATTGGAACACCCTGTAGAGCATCTGGAACATCTGGAGAATTACAGACAGTCGAGCCTGCTGATGCAACCACACAGGGTTTAGCTAGGGTTTTTGGTGTTGCTACACATGATATACCGAGCGGCAGTACAGGTTATTTAACAAAGCACGGCTTTGTTTCGGGTATAAACACAAGCGGATTAACTCAGGGTAAGCCTGTTTTTTTAGCTCCTGATGGCTCATTAACCTCGCAAGCGGCGACGTATCCATATTACCCTACCCAAATTGGTGGGTGTGTTGTATCGGATGCGACTGATGGTTATCTTTATGTTGAGCCTGTTTATTTTACCCAAGATCAATTGCGTGTTATTTATAATGGTCATATTGATGGTAATCTTACTGTTAACGGCGACCTTGTTATAAATGGTACACAGTCAATCACCAATCAGCAAAATCTTGCCATCAATGACTCGTTTATCTACCTGAACTCCGGGGATAATATTGGTGAAGCAGGGACTACATTTACTGGTTCTGGATTAGATGATGCCTATTTTACGGGTTATTACGAAGGTACAAGCAACCAAACTTATTATGTGAGGATAGATAGTGTTGGTGGTGGCACTGGTGGGGTGGATACGTTTGAGTGGTCGTTAGATAATTTCTCTACAACTGAAGCTACTGGCGTAGATATTACTGGTGACAATCAGGCACTTGTTGACAACATCAATATTTATTTTAACGCTACAACTGGACATACTCTAAATGATGTGTGGTCTGGAACCGCAGTCCCGGTAAATATTGATACTGGATGGGTAACAAATAGAAATACTGGTACGTCTGGTATCGGTCATACTCATTTGGGTGTGTTTTATGATGTATCTGACGAGAAGTTTAGAATCTTTGATGAATATGCCCCAGAACCTAATGGTGGTAATATTGATGTAAATGATGCTAGTTATAATACTGGTACTATTGTTGCCAACATAGAAGGTAACGTTACTGGTGATGTTACTGGTAATGCTGACACAGCAACGGCACTAGCAACAGCGCAAAATATAACTCTAATGGGTGATGTTACTGGTACTGCTTCATTTGACGGAACAGCAACCGCCTCAATAACAACTTCACTTTCTGCTACATACCTTACAGATATAACAGGACAACCGCTCGGTGATTTGAGTAATGTTTCGTTGACATCACCTACAAACGGACAAGTTTTGAAATATAACGGTACAAACTGGGTCAATGCAACTGAAGCAGGCGGCGGAATTACAACTGGTAAAGCAATTGCAATGGCAATGATTTTTGGATAAGAGGATATAGATAAATGGCAGCACCAAATATAGTAGGCGTAACAACGATTACAGGAAAAACCGATGTAACGTCAATTGACGTTACAGCAACCGCAATTACTACAAACTCCGCGGCATCAAACCAAGTATATAAAATCAACTCATTGATTATTTCAAATATTGATGGAACAAATGATGCTGATGTTACTGTGGAGTTTGTGCGCGGTGGTACTGGATATGCACTTGCAAGTGTTATTACTGTTCCAGCGGCGGCCACTCTCGTCATCGTTTCAAAAGACAACGGCATTTATATGGAAGAAGGCGATTCAATTGAATGCACTGCTTCTGCCGCTGGTGACTTGCAAGCAATTTTATCTTACGATATTATAACTGATCAATAATGTTTGAGTTTAGTAAAAATGGCGGTATGATCGGAGCGACTCTAGATTATACCGATACGGACACTTACTTCATTTCAACTGGAGGAATTCCTCTTGGTGAAGTTGAATTCACAACTGCTGGCGCAACTACTTGGACTGTTCCAACTGATGTATCACTGATTTACGTTCTCTGTGTTGGTGGAGGCGGAGGTGGAGGCGGTTGTAATGGAGTAAACAACACTGGTCCAGGTGGGGGCGGTGGCGGCGCGCTACGATACGTCAATGCTATTCCTGTAACTTCTGGAGAAACTCTAGATGTTGTAGTTGGTGCTGGTGGTACAGGCGGTAGCGTGACTCCCACGGCCGGCACCGCCGGCGGCACAAGCTCACTAGCAAGAGGCGGTACAATACTTTGCAGTGCCGCCGGTGGTCAAGGTGGTGATGCGGGTGTTGCAAACGCACAAGGCGGTGCAGGCGGTTCAACGGGAACTGGTACTGGTGGAAACGGTGGTGCTGGCGGAGTTGGTGGTGCTAACGCCGCAGGCGGTGCTGGCGGTGGAGCAGGCGGTTATTCAGGCAATGGCGGAGTTGGTAGTGCAGGGAATAGTTCTGGCACAAGTACCGCAGGAACTGGTGGCGCTGGGGGTGGTGGTGGTTCAGTCACAGCAGGTTCAGCAGGCGGTGGTGGTGTAGGACTTCAAGGCGAAGGCGCATCTGGTCTTTCTGTTGGAGGTTCACCCGCAGGTGGTCAAGGCGGATCAGGCGGTACAAGCGCAATATCTTCACCCAACACTTCAGGTGGATTATATGGCGGCGGTGGTGGTACTATCGAAGATGATACTACTGGCGCAGGTTCAAATGGCGGTGTTGGCGCAGTAAGAATTATTTGGGGCGGTGATAGAGCATATCCTGCAACTAATACTGCCGATGGTCAAGGAACTGGAACTGGTTTAACTCCGGGAAATAAAAAGAATTCAGGCGTATGGGATATTGTTGCACACGATGATGCAACTTATATTTCTGCTGTTGCCGCTCTTCCTGGACAAGTTGCATTCACAACACCCACAACCGGAAGTTGGACTGTTCCTTCAAATGTTACATCTATCTCTGTTGTCTGTATAGGCGGTGGGGGTGGTGCTTCTGGATGTGACGGTTCTGGCACCGCGTCCGGCGGTGGTGGCGGTGGTGGCGGCCTTGGGTATGCTACTGTAGCAGTGACTTCAGGTGAATCTCTTTCTTATACTGTTGGTGCCGGTGGAACGGGTGGCGCTGGAACCGCAAACGGTGGAAATGGCGGTGACACAACACTATCAAGAGGCGCTACTGTTCTTGTTTCAGGTCTTGGTGGAACTGGTGGTCAGTCACTTGGTGATAATTCAACAACATTTGCAGGCGGTTCTTTCACTGGAGATGGTGGCGGTAATGGCGGCTCAGGCGGTGCATCGAATAACAACCAAGGCGGCGGCGGTGGTGGCGGTGCAGGTGGTTACTCAGGAATCGGTGGTAATGGTGGTACAACAAACACAGGTGTCGGCGCAGACGGTGCTGGAGGCGCCGGCGGCGGTGGTGGTGGTCAATCGACTGGTGGTACACAAAACAATGGCGGGGGCGGTGTCGGAATTTTAGGCGAAGGTGCATCTGGAACTGGCGGTGGAGTAAACAATCCCGGAACTGGCGGTTCTGGCGGAACAACGGGTTCTACTAACGGTGGTGTTTATGGAGCTGGTGGTGGCGGAGCAGAAGATGATACTAACGCTTCTGGTGGTAACGGTGGCGATGGCGCAATAAGAATCATTTGGGGTGATGTTAGATCATATCCTTCAACTAATACGGCAGATGTATAATGACAGTAAAAAGTAGATTTGGTAGTTATTTAAGAGGTAGATATTTCATTTATGCACTTTGGAATAATATTAAGTCTCCATCATCTGTTGTGACAAGTGGATATTCTGATATTACAACATTTGATTACGGACAGGCACAAGGTCAATACGATTTGACTTCCACAACACAATTTCCACACACGAAATATGTTCCGCCCGTTTACAATCTAGGATTCACTCCTTCATTGTTAAATGTATCGGGACAACTAGATGCTTGGACTCAGCAAACTGTGGATATTTCTGGTTATGCAGGTGCGACTGTGCAATTAGTATTTCATTATGTGAACACTGGCGGAGCATATACAAGTGACATGCAACTAGATCAGATTGATTTGGATGGAAATATATATTCATTTGAAAATACCACACACAATTTTGAAACAAGCGTTACTGGAGATAATCAGTCAGTATATGCAAACGTTACTTGGGAACCTGTGGCAATACAACAAGATTCGAGATCACAGTGGCAAGTAGATAGTGGCGGAACACCATCTGGTGGTACTGGAAGAACTGATGCCGCAGCCGGAACATGGTACATTTACACAGAAATGTCCGGAGAAGGTGCTACTGTAAACTTTAATACTTGGTTGCGAAGTCCACAAGTAACATTGTCATCAAATCCAACACTAACATTCTTTGAAGCAAGATTAGGCGCTTCAATTGGTTCATTAAATATTCATTTAGATGTAATTGCGTAAAGAGGATAATATGTTATATTCATTTAAGGGTGCTTACCCAACACAATTGCCAAATAAAATTACTTTGAGTAATGGCAAAACAAGAACAGACAATACGACATTCACTGATGAAGAAATTGCTGACGCAGGATGGATTGTTGTTTCAAATCCTCCTACTTTTTCATATCCGAATAAACTTGATTGGGATGGAACTGATTGGGTGGTTCGGTCACCAAACTCTTCTGAAACTGCAATAAAAATTCAACAGGTACGAGATTGGTGCGGTAGAGAACTTACAAGAACTGACTATAAGATCATTAAGTCAGTCGAAACTGGTTACGTTATAGATGATGCATATCACATATTCAGAGAAGAAGTAAGAACATTATATGATCAAGCAATGCAATTAAACTTTGATCCTTGGAATGTTTCTTTTCCTAAACTTTTGATAGATGATGAAAATGAAGTCAACATGGCAATTAAACAAGTTATTGCTGATCGTTATCAGAAAGAAATCTCTGGAACAGAATGGGTGGATACAAATAACGGATATACTCTATTGCTTGATACAGACCGTGATAGTCAGAATAAATATTCAGCAATACTATCAGCAATTCAATCTGGCCTTAGAACAACTGACGAAACTTGGAAATGTAGAAAGGTTTCCGGAAATGTAACTGAAGTTTTATATCGAAACACAACAAACGCAGAGTTGATTGAGTGGTCGGGATACGTTTTGTCACATGTTCAAAGGTGTTTTGATGCAGAAGCAAATGCTATTACTAAGATTGAAGCTGGAGATTTGACTGCTACGTTTGAAACTGAATTTGCTCTGTTATAAATACATAAATAATAGTTGAAAAGGAGATATATTATGAACTTAAAATTAGAGCTTTCTGTTGAAAATATTAATATTATTTTAACTTCTTTGGGCAATATGCCATATAACAAAGTAGCGGAATTAATAAATAATATAACTGTTCAATCAAAAAATCAGATTGAAAATGAAGAAAAAGTAAAAAAATAAATACTTATTAGAGACTCTTCTTCATTTTTAGTCTATAAAATGAGATTAGAAATGCAAGAAGAAGAAAATAAAAATACATTGATATTGGGTAAACCAATGGGTGATTGGATCTATTGGTTTATTGCTTGTATGATAGCATTCTCAACTTATTATGTGAGTAGTCAGGTTAGCCCACTTGCATCTGATATAGAAAAAATTGAGAAAAATATTTTAAGTATTGAGTCTAAAATACAAGAAGATAAAATTAATATGGAAAGATTATTGCAAAAAATTATTGCTATTACCAATGAACATGAACGGATTAAGTCGGAATTGAAAACTAAAGTTACTAAAGAAAGATTGGAAATAGAATTACAACATATAAACCGAGATATTGATTATGTTAAATCCGAGCATCATATACAAAAATAATATGTTTAAGCAGTGTAATATACATATATCAAATAAGTTAGCATATACACTTATGCTAATTGTTTTTTCTATTTTTATGGGAGAAGCATTCCATGATATAGAAAGGGCTTCTATGTTATCCGGACAATTAGTTACAATTGTTTCATTAATAATAGGACCGAAGATTTTATGGACCGCATATAAACAAAAACAACTTATACTTGGTCTAACTGTAATCTTCATTTGGATAGCAAATATAGCATTCTCACTACAATTAACTTTAGAACCTATTGAAGATATGTTATTTGATATTGCAACATTTCTAACTATGATCGTTTTACTTAGATATTCAACGGAAATAGTCGATCCAAAAACAAGAAAAATAAATAGAAGAAAAAATGAAGGTAATATTTACTGTCAAAAATGCGGTAAAAAAAATTAAACAGGATTAAATAAAATGCCAGTATCAAGTAGAAATGAGTTAATAGAATATTGTTTAAGAAAACTTGGACACCCTGTTACAGAAATAAACGTTGATGTTGATCAAATAGAAGATAGAATTGACGATGCATTTGAATTTTATCAAGATTACCATTATGACGCAACAGAGCATAATTTTTATGCACATCTATTAACAGCACAAAATATACAAGATAAATATATTACTGTACCGGAAGAATTAATTTTTGTTAAACAAGTATTAGCAATTGAGGGCTTCAATAATATATATAAATCAATGGGTGATAACGTTGCTCTCATGAATAACCCATTTGCAGTAATCAATACAAGTGCTAAACCTGTTGGATTTGCTGGTAATAATGAACAACTTGGTAGGAATAATAGTATTTCTGATTATTTTCTAACAATGTCATCATTAGAGCAAATGCGAAATGTATTAGGTTCAACATCCGAGATACCAATAAGATTTAACAGACATACAAATAGAATATATTTTGATAGTGAAGTTCAAGATGTAATTTCAGAAGGTCAATATATATTATTTGAAGGATGGATTATCGTTGATCCAGAAACATTTAATGATGTATATAATGATAGATGGTTAAAAAGATACGCAACATCATTAATAAAACAACAATGGGGTATTAATTTATCCAAATATTCTGGAATACAATTGCCGGGTGGTGTTACATTGGATGGCGATAAAATTTATGAACAAGCATCAACAGAAATAGAAAAACTTGAGGAAGAAATGCAACTCAAATATGAACTACCAGTTAATTTTATTTCTGGATAAATAATTAAAATAAACTATTAGGAGAAAAAAATGGCAACAAATTTCTTAAATGCTACTGGTGTTGATCAGTGGGTTAATGAATTAAAAACAATTATGGCAACAGAGCCAGCCGATGATACTGCGCTTCTTGCCGCAATGGATACCTATTTTGATGGTATTTCATTCAGAAAGAAAATCTATCAGCAGGTATTGGGTTCTTTTAAAAGAGAAGTCGGTCTTGGTGGCGGTAAAATTGGCGGCACCATTACAATTACAGACGGTGGTACCGGCTATTCAGTAGGCGATATTATGTCTGTTTCTGGTGCTACTAGCGGTGTTGGTGGTACTGTTAAAGTAACTTCCGTAACAGGTGGTGTTATTGATGGTATTGAAGTTTTAACTGCCGGTAACAATTATGTTGGTGCATTGACAATTAATGTTGGTGATGCTGGTAATGCTGACGCCGTTCTTGTTATGGATGATGCAGCCACTTATGAAGATGAATCTGTTGTTGATGCTACTATTGCTACAGTAAACGCATTAGCGTAAAAATAAATGGCCGTTAATCTATATTTTGATCATAACTACAATAAATCTGAACAAAGTTTAATAGAAGATTTAACCATAGAAGCCATAAAAATGCATGGCATGGATGTAGTTTATATTCCTAGAAGTTCAATTTCTAGGGATGATATTCTTGGTGAAGATATTATTGCAAAGTTTGAAAACTCGGAAATGATTGAAATGTATTTAGAAACGGTCGATGGCTTTGAAAATCAAGGTGATTTATTAGCCAAATTTGGACTACAAATAAAAGATAATGCTACATTTGTAGTTTCTAAAAAAAGATATGAGGAAGTTATGATCGGATCATCAAGACCTTATGAAGGCGATCTGATCTACTTCCCATTATCTTCCTCTTTATTTGAGATTAATTTTGTTGAACATGAAAATCCTTTTTATAATTTAGGTAAATTACATACGTATAAATTAACGTGTGAATTATTTACATATAATAATGAAGAATTTAATACCGGTCATGTGGATATAGATCGCGTAGAGGATGATCATTCCAATGATGTAATACTATCTATTAATGATAATGATATTATGGAACAAGAAGCAACCAATACTGTTGTTGATTATACGGAATCCAATCCCTTTGGTGAATTTTAATGTTAGTAACATCTCCATTTTATTATAATACTTTACGAAATACCAGTGTTGCGTTTGGTAATCTTTTCAATGAAATTTATATTGAACAGAATGGTGTTAATATAAAAGTACCACTACAATATCTTTCCAAAGAAAAATTTGTTACTAGAACTCTATATAGACCAGACTTGTCTGATGAATCTGTTAAGGTTGAAACAACATTACCTGCTATGGGATTCGAATTAACCGATATACAATATGATTCACAAAGAAAATTAAACAAAATGAATAAAATCCAAAATGAAGAAAATTCAATGTTTAATCGGGTTCCATATGTTGCTAATTTTGTACTATATATTGCTACAAGGAAAATGGATGAATCATTTAGAATTGTTGAACAGATATTACCTTATTTTACACCGGAGTTAATTGTTAAAGTTAAGGATAAATCCGATTTCAATATTTCCAGTAATATTCCTTTTACATTAAGTGGTACTGATATGGAAGTTATTTCTGATGGTGATTTTGAAGAAAGAAGAAGTATATTATGGACATTAAGTTTTAATTGTAAAATATACTTCTATCCAGATATAAAGAATTCCAGTGTTATTAGAAGAACCGATGTAACCATACTAAATGGAAATACCGATACTCCATTGGAACAGGTATTAACGGAAGTTGATCCTTTTGATTCTTTATCAACAGATGATTATGGTATAAATACACAAATAAATGATTTATAAATTCTTGCGAAGCAAGAATACTCCGTGTTCCACTCCGTTCCTAATTTATTAAGTTCCTAATAAATTGGATTTATTATACCATATTTTTATCGTTCCGTCAAGTATAAATATACATAAAAAGTGATAATATTATGGATACAGAAAAACAACTTGACCCAATTTCAGAATTTGTAGGAACCGAAACTGGTTTTGAACATTCAATTATTCCAGTAAAGAATAATACACCAATTATTCATTCCGATCAAGTAGCCGAAAACGCTAAATCCGACTACGAGCAAGCTAGAGAATCGATGAAACACACAATTGATATTGGCACCAATATTTTGGAGAATTTGGCTAAGGTTGCTGAAGAATCTGAATCACCTAGAGCATACGAGGTTCTAGCAAATACACTTAAAACAATTACTGATATGAATAAATCACTTATGGAT